AATACTAATTTTATAAAATTTATTTTGTTGTAAACCGATGTTTTGATTTATATTTCCAGTATTTATACCATCGTTATTAGCAGAACCACCGCTAATATTCCAACCACTTAAAGTCCAATCACTATCCGTATCAAACCCACCATTTGTAACCAATTGGCTGCCTTCTTGTGAAAAGTTACCATTAGAAACTTCTTCTGTACCTATCTGTGAAAAGCTACCATTCTGTACTAAGTCTCCCGATAGTATCTGTACATTTTCTACTAACCCTTGTGCATTGACTCTAGTGGCAGCAGAATTTCTTGAGAAAGTGAAATCCCCATCTCCATCAGTTGGCTTAACACTTAACATACTACCATTGTCGTATGCAGTTGGTGTAAGTAATATTGACGCTTTATCTAATAAATTATCTGCCATACTATTCTATTATTTCTAACTCGGTTAATGTTGCAGTTGTACACGTAACATTTTCGTAATATGTTGCTCTTGCTTGTAATGAAGCAAGTAAACTAGGTATAGCACTTGTTACTGCATAATCATAATAAATACCACCCCATCCATTTTGAACTGGACTTCCCCACCAACTAACAGGATAAATTTCGTTTGCCATCTTTTTGTTTTTTTGTTAGATACTTAGTTAATTTAACCACGTTCTTTAATTTCGGTTTGTATGTTCTTGCCATTATAATACCCAACTTGATGAATTGCTGTCTTTGTCAGGAGAAATATCTGATCCAGTATTACTTGTATATTCTGGAAATTTTGTGCTATTGAAACACATATAATCCACAAACCTTCTTGTATAATACTCAGCAAAATCTCTTTCTTTTTGTACTAAAAAATCTACTTCCTCTTTGTTTACTGTTTCTGAGTTCTCTGAGCTATGCTTATATATTCCTCCAGATTTCACTTGATATGCACAGAATGGAAGATAGTCTGTCATTGCATAATGGATCAAAATTGGTTGCACATAATCAGTAACAAGAGATAGATAGTCACCTGTTAAAGTTCCAGCAATTATATCTGCTGAAATTCTATCATATAATTTTGTACCAAGTGCAGACTGGATATGTATCTCTTGTGATATTCTCACGTACTGTAAGAATAAATCCGTATCAGTATTACCATCAAGAATACTATTCTTTACGAGGTCTGTTCTACTTATAAATAATGCTGTTGCCATATCTTAACCTTTATAGTTTGGATGATGTCCGTTATCTTTCATATCTTTTGGAGCTATCTCAGCTTTTTTATGTCCTGATGGTCTTGGTTTGTAACTTTTAGGAATAGAATTTGTTTCATCATATTTAGAAATGTATTTAGTACCTTTTTCTGTCTTCTTCTTTAATCTATAAAGTTGCTCATTCCAAAAATGTCCACAATTTACTGATCCTTTATACTTAAACAAATCGTACGATTGCCCCTTATGCCCCATAGACTTATTGACTCCTTCTCTTGATGCTTTATCTATATCTTCTAATCTGTAAACAACTCCTTTTGAGCTTCTACTCATCATATTTTTGCAAAACTTTCTACTGTTACCACTTGAATACTTTTCAGCATATTTGTATCTAACCTTGTAAAATGATTTATCTAATACACTAAATCCGTTTGGCTTGCTTTTTATAACATCTGCAAACTTTTTAATAATAGATAACTTCTCTTTTATTTTACCATTTGCCCAATCTTCAATACTTTCATTTTCATCACTAGCTTCTCTCTCATCTACCAACTCCCATTCATCACTAATACTATCTCCTTCTAAAGCATCAAGCATATCATCATCATTGAAATCCTTGTTTTCTTTAGACATCTTTACACCAGTTTCTTCTTCTCTTGTTATCTTATCTTCTACGTTGTCTAAGTCTAAGAACTGCAAAGGTTGTAAGGTCTTAAAGTATAGGTTTAAGCTAATATTGTTGAAAGCTAATATCTTATCAAAAGCATCTGTTAAAAGCTCTTGAAATGGAGCTATAACCATGTTATTCATTAGTATAGAACTGTCTTTTAATTCCTCTGCATTATTACCAAATCCAGAGTTATCTTTAATACCTAAAAGCATAGGAGACACAATTCGATGAGCAATTAAAATTTTTGATTGTGCTACCTCATTTATAAATTGATATTGGTTGTGAGCGTCTGATAATTGAATAGCCTCAATAGTTGCAGCACTCTCTTTATTATCGTTAAAAGCAATAATAGGAGTACCAGCTCTTGACGATCCTTGATACTTTTGTTTTATCTTATTTTCTGTTAAAACTTGTGTTTCTTCATCTGGTACACCATTGTTAAAATTAATCATCATTGATGGACTCAAACCATTTCGCACATTATTTATATGGTAGTTTGATACCTCTATTTCTAAATCTGCATATTGTATTCCTCCGATATAGTCTGGTGTACTATAGTAGTACATCCCAGCCTCATAAGGCTTTACATACAATATCTCAATTGGTTTAGGTGTATCAGATACTCCAAACGCTGGTATGCGTAAAGGCTTATCAGATGGCTTTATATCCTCCCATTTTGGGAAGTAATAATATGCTTGTACTTCTTTATCTTCTGCTCCACATTTCTCTGCTCTTAAAGTCTCAATTGGTAGATGATCAACCTTTTCAATAGTCTTTTTATTTTTTGAGTAAATTACTTGTATAGCACATTGCCCTGTCAGCTTCAAATCATATGCAAACCTTCGTAAATCGTCTTTCTTAAATAAAGATATCATTCTGGCATACTGCTCTGGTCTCCTTGCACTATCTGTAGCAGACAACCCTTTACCATAAATCATCTGAGAGATAGAGTTGATACAAGCACTATTTGTAGCACTTCCATTTGCTTTATCAATCAAAAAATTAAAAAAGTCATTATCAGTACCAAATTCAATCCACTCTTTATTCCTAGACTCTACTATCTCTGGTGTTGTGTAAGATGATAAATTAACAAAAGAAACATTAGAACGTGCTTGTTTTTTTGGTGCTTGTGGTCTTACTTTATTTATGCGTTTTTTCATTATAGTATTATAAAATCGTTATTACCACTTTTCTCAACATACACATCTTTGTTTACTGAGTAATGCTCGTTGTTTGATTGGTTAGTTGATTGGTCAGTACAAAAAATCTTGTCTCTATAGATAATATCTGCCTCTGTTACTGCTCCTTGTCCGTTGTAAACTTTTAAATCGTAAAATCTACCTTCTTTTAAATCAAAAACAGTACTCAATACAAGGTAATTGCCAGATGTAGTACCAGAAACTAACAAGTCTACAGAGGTATTAGAGCTGTCATCTCTCAATCTTAATGTGACAGATGAAGCATATACACGAGGTATAATCTTTATGGTTTGTGAAGATGTAGTATGTAGTAATACTTTCATACTTATATAATAAAAAAATAGACTCTTTTTATTTATTTAGAGCAAAAAAAAAGACAATCAATTAAGATTGCCTTTTTCTATCAAAAACAAATTATGAAAAGAAACTATGCGTTTGGATTAATTTGTGTTGCAGATGTCAATGCTGGAATCACTGTTTTTTCAACAAAGAATGGTGGGTCTACTTCCATTGCTTCCAATGTGATAGCAAATGATTGAGCATCTCCCATTGCAGCTCCTAAAGAAATTGCACCTCCGTTTGCTTCAGCTCCGTTGAGCAAACCAATCATAAAGAATACACCATTTTGATCTTCTACAGCTACATGAGATTTACTTGCTGCAAGAATTTTTATCTGCTCTTGCGTTGCTTTATCAAGTACAAGTAAGTTTAAGCTCAAAGTTTGTGTGTAAAATAAACTTTGATTGTCTTTTGAAGCATTGATTGTAGTCTCTAAAGAAGATGATCCGTTAATATCAAATTTGTAAAAGTCTCCAGCACTAATTGCAGTAATTTCAGAACCACTTTTAGTAACAGTACCAAGAGTTCCAAAATCTGCAAAATATACCGATTTCAAACCACCAGTACCTTTTTTACATGGTAAAGCTCTACCAGAGCTAAGTGTTAAACAAGCCATTATTTTATATGTTTTAAGTTATTAAAAAAAGGTAGATAGATATTCTCTACCTACCTCGTTTTTATTATTATTGTTAGATTATAAACCTAATCCATAAGAAACTATGTCCTCAACAACTGCATAATTTACTGCTGCTGTATAACGAGCAATAAATCTTACATTTTGGTCTCCTAAAGTTTCAGCTGTATCAATTACACGAACTTCATTCAAGTCACTCAACAAAGATGTCGCAAAAAATAAATTTTCTTTGATGGAAGCTATCATTTTATTTGATTGTAATCCATTCACAGGAACAACTTTAATACCATCAAAAAACTGTACATCGATGTCTTGGTTGTTACCTTGTGCCATATATCCATTAGCTCCCTGTCCGTTTGATTGGAAACCTCCTAAAGCTCTTTTGTAAGCTCTATAAACGTTGTTCGCAACGTAAACATAAAGTCCTTCGTCTTGTAATAATTGCTCTGGAATTGCATCAATCACAGAACCTAATTCTGCAACAACATTTGATGGTGTTATTGCTTGTCCTGTAATCTTTTTTGATCCAGTATGAGCAGCATCAGCAGCTAATAAAGTTGTAAAGCCATCAAAAGAACCAGCTCCAGCAGTACCACCCCAAATTGCAAGCTCAGTCGCTTGTGCTATTTTAGCAGATGTTTTTCCGATAATGAAATCAGATAATTTTGCTGGGAAGTTATCGTGTGCAGATGCACCCATTGAACCAGCTTCGAAAGTACTTCTAAAAGTAGTCTTACAAAGTTTCATGTTTACTTGTAATGCTTTAGGTTCGATAGTTCTTTCTGTCCAAGTTAACGTACCAGTATCAGCAAAATCACAAGAAGCATCTGCAACTAGTCCAGTTAATTCTAATCTTGTTAAAGTTTCCTTGTACTTTACGTTTGGTTTAATTTCGATTAATCCGTTTGCTAAAGTGTTTCCACTTAAAAGCATCGCTGATACGTAATCAGCTGCAAATTCTCCTACATATGAGGAACTAATACTTGTTGTTGTAGCCATTATTATTTATTATTTATTTTATTAAAGATTCTAGATTGTATTGTATTTCTTCCTTTTTGAGCAAATAGATTTAAATTTTTCTTCTCTGTTGCTCTCTCTGGATTGTGAGATATTCCTTCTACTTCTGGTTGAGCAGATAACTCTACTTTTTCTTCAACCTTAGATAGTTTAAGTTCGTTTATTTCGCTTCGTAGCTTTTCAATTTCCGAGAAGAACATTTCTTCTGAGATTGATTTTACAATTTTCTTTGGAGTAGCAGCTTCTGCTTCTAACTCTTCTTCTTCAACTACTTCTTCAGTTGCTGGTGCTTCTTCTTCTGCTGCTCCAGCTTCTTTGATCTCTGCAATTACTCCTTCTTCAGCAACTACAATAGTTTTACCTTGTGCTTCGTACTCTCCAACAGGAACGGGTACTCGCTCATTTTCTGCGACTACAAATATTTCAGCTCCAGCTTCAAATACTTCAGCTTCTAATACAGCTCCATTTTCCAATGTCATTTGCTCTAGCTTTACCTCTATACCGAGTAAAGCTCTAGCCTTGTTTAGTAATGTTCTTTCTGTGTTCATATATATATTTATTTAAC